TCGAATGGCTGCTAACGTCGAAGGCTGCCTACATGACAATCTTCAGCTTGACGGTCTTATCATACATGGTTTCGTCACCAAGCTGGAGTCCGGTCAGGCTGAAAGAGGTAGTATGTTGGGCGTTACGCGTCTGACTTGGGAAGGCTTGAGCAAGACACTTCTAGGAGCATAGGATGGGTTTGAAGCTCATAGTAAACGTGCCAGGTGCTGGGCTCGGAGATCCGGTCGAAGTGCCCGGTCTCGGTGTCTTCGCCAACGGCGCGGAACATGAAGTCGACGACGAAAGGGTACAGGAAGCGGTAGCGTCCGGTATGCAGCCGGAAGAGTTGCTCGGCGACAACGTCGAACTACTTGTGGGCGTCGAGGGTGCTGAACTTGGGCCTCCCAGCCAGGCACCTGAAGACGAGGAGGCGCCGGCTTCGGATACGCCGCCCGGTCCGGAGTCGGACTCCTCGACCCCTGTGGAAAGCCAAGGAGGTGATGAATAATGCCGGCCGACATTGGTGCAACTGGTATCATGGGGATTGCCTTTGAGGCAACCCCCGGAACCTACGTCGCTCCTACGAAGTACTTTCCGATCAGGGACGAGAACATGATCGTAACGCAGGACACGATGTGGCGTCAGCCTATTCGTGGTCTTGCAGACATCATTGGCTCAGTTCCCGGTAACCAGACGGTTAGCGGTGACGTTGAGATCGAAGCACTGCCTGACGTAGTACCTTGGTTCTTGCACGCCTCACGTAATACGTTTGTCAAGGCCGGCACGAATCCGTACACGTACACGTATACGCCAACCCACGCAGCGTCGATTCCTAATGCTGCAACGCGTACGTTGTCGGTTTCGGTGCTACGTAACGGCCAAGTGTTTGGTTACTCTGGCTGCGTTGTAACGAAGCAAGAGTGGAGCCTTGACAACGCGATGCTGATTGTCAAGTTCACACTGATGGGCTTGAATGAAGCTACGCAGGCTGCTCTGACTCCCACGTTCGCTAACCAGGTACCGTTTGGTGCCGGTCAGTATGCAGTTGAGATTCCGACAGCTACGCCTGTAACGGATACGGACTCGTTTAGTTGTACTGTTGACGATACAGGCAACCCTGCGTTCCGTATGCAGAATACACGTCGCGGTCCTATGTTCATCTACCTGGGCGAGCGAAAGGTCGACCTGTCGCTCACACGTGACTTCTTGGATCGTACTGACTACGATGCCTTTAAGGCATACACGGCACAGTCGATTACGATCAAAGCCATTCAGGGAGCGAACGCAGAAATCGACCTTAAGTTCCCGGTTGCTATCAAGGACACGTATGAAGTGTCCTTGAATGGTCAGGGAGAACTTCTTCGTGCTGCAATCAAGTACGTCGGCGTCTACGACACATCAACATCGAAGTCGTACGAAGCTAAGGTCATTACGACTGAGAACATCACCTAACAGGTGAGCAGACAATAGGAGGGGCACTATGCCGAGGGCTACCGCCGACACCACAAAGACAGAGAGGTATGACTTGAAGTCTCTTCCCGGAGGCTTCGTTGTACTGCGTCAGCTGTCGTACGGACAGATGCTTGCTCGTCAGGAGCTTGCAGCGGAACTTGCTGTTAAGACTCCGCAGGGTGGGAATCGTCAACAGGCAGTTGAAGGTCTTATGCGGATCATGCAAACAGCTGTATCCGACTACGAGTTCAAGAATTGTATCGTCGAACATAACCTCGAAGACGAGAACGGCAACCTCTTGAACTTCCAGGTAAAGGGTACAGTCGCACGTCTCGATCCAAAGGTTGGTGCTGAAGTCAACGCTCTGATCGACAGCCTGAACCAGTTCGAAGAGTTCCAGGTAGGTGATTTGGGAAACTCCGACAACGGCTCCGAAACGTCCTCGTAGGACAGAATACAAAAGTTTCGGATCCGGAAGTAGCACGCGTAATCGAGGTCTTCAACCTTTGCCAGACGTTCAACTGCCTTCCAGACCCAGGAGGATTGTTTCAGCAGGATCCGTATTGGATCAAGGCGATGTCATTCGTTCTTGAGATTCATGAAGAGAACGCTCAGATGCAAGCGGCTGAGATGGAGAGGCTGAAACATGGCGCTGGGCGCCCGTGAACTTCTAGTTCTGTTGAGAGCTAAAGATCAGGCTAGCCGCGTCATCGCTGGGGTCGGGCAGTCCCTGGGCTCATTGGGTAAGCAGGGCGGACTCACTGCTGGCCAGATGACAAACATCGGTACCGCTCTGATTGGTGCTGGTACGGTCATCGGTGGCATTGGTGTTCTGGCACTCGGCTGGTTGAATAGTGCTACAGACGCAGCCATCAGCTACAATAAGCAGGCTGCCCTGACCAAGACTCAGATTGACGATACCAGGATCAGTGTAGGTCAGCTTCGTGACTTGGGTCTTCGAATTGCGAAGGAGTTCCCAGTCAACTTCGACTCGATTCAGAAGAGTCTGTACGACATCTTCTCGTCGATGGATGTTAGTCTTGCCGATGCTGGGAAGTTGATTACGGCCTTCGCTAAGGCATCCGTAGGTGGTCAGGTAGACATTCAAGCGGCTGGTCGAACTACGATCGCCATTATGAATGCCTGGAAGATACCTGTCAAGGACGTGAACAAGGTCCTGGACCTTCAGTTCCAGCTTGTTCGTAAGGGCGTCGGTACCTACGAAGAGTTCAACTCCAACATCGGTAAGTCGATTCCGTCCGCCTTGAGAGCAGGGCAATCGTTCAGTACACTTGCCGGTATGTTAGCGTTCATGACTCGTAACGGCTTGAACGTTGCAATGGCGTCGACGTCGGCAGCGCGCGCTTTGGACGCAATGGCGAATCCGACTGTTGCGAAACGTCTGGATGCGATGGGCATTTCGATTAAGGATGCTCACGGCAACTTCCGGCCAATGGTCGATATCTTAGGCCAGATGAACGAGAAGTTCAAGGGCCTAACGAAACCTGAACTGGCTAAGAAGTTGCAGGACCTGTTCAAGGGTGCTGGCGGTACTATTCAGGCTAGGCGTTTCTTCGACCTTGTATTCCAGAACTTTGATGAGTTCAAGGCACGTGTCGGAGAGATGGGCGGTTCGGCTGGACAGCTTCAGTCTGCCTTCAACACGATGATGGGTACTGAAGCAAACAAGGCTCAGCTGCTACAGAACCGTTATCAGGCGTTGAAGATTCAAATCGGCGAACAGCTGATCCCTGCCAAGCTTCGTCTGATGGAGATCCTGACTAAGATTCTCGGTTGGTGGGACAAGCTTAGTCCATCGACACAGAGGGCGATCGTTCAGACTGTTGCTATCACTGCAGCCATCATGGTAGTCGTCGGCGTAATGCTGGTACTGATGGGAACCATTGCCGTTCTGATTGGTTCGTTGATGTTCATGGGCCTGGCGTTCGGCACGGCTGCTGCGTTAGTCGGTGTCTTCATCTTGGCCCTGATTGCAATTCCAATCATCATCTTCATCATTATCAAGTGGCACAAGCAGATCGCAGACACTATTGGTAGGGTATGGACATGGCTCGGTGAGAAGGTAGGTGCCTTCAGGTATGTACTTCTCTTGCTGGCTATTGCCTTTGGGATGATTATTGCGCCTATCCTGGTATTCATTGCCGTCGTCTCCTTGGTTATCAAGTACCACGAACAGTTAGTCGATGCCGCTAAAGCGGTCTGGAAGTGGATGCAGAGCGCATGGGATGCGATCTACAATGCCGTCACGAACGCTTGGGATTCCATCAAACCCATCTGGGATGACATCTATAAGTTCCTGACGGATACGCTACCTGGTGCACTTGAAACCTTCGTCGGCTGGATGCAGACAGCCTGGGATACTGTTAAGAATATCGTTGGCGCTGCGTGGTCTTGGATTGATCCGAAGCTGCAGGCATTTGCTGATTGGTTCGGTACGTATATCACGCCTCTACTTCAGGCATTCGGAGATTTGTTTGCAGCCATCTGGGGACGCGTACAAGACGTCTTGGATATAGCATCGCAGGACTTTGATTATGTCAAGGGCGTAATCGAAGGCTTCTTCAGTTACCTTACGCCGCTCATTCAGATCCAGCTTCAGATTGGCTGGCTGCTTGGCGCATAGCCTGGTCCTACATTAAGTCTTTCACTCAGGTTGCGACAGCGTGGATCAAGGCGATCATTTCGATCTTTGTTGGAATAATTCTTGCTATATGGCGACCGTTCCTCAGTTCGTTGTGGACAGCCGTTCAGTTCGTCTGGGCTACGATCAAGACGATCATTGAAGTTACATTGAAGGTAATTCAGGGTATAATCCAGATCGTGACAGGTATTATTAGTGGTGACTGGGGTAAGGTTTGGCAAGGTATCAAGACGATCTTTAGCGGCGTCTGGGACGGCATCAAGGATACCGTCCACAACGCTATGGACCTCGTGAAAGGTACCGTCAAAGCTGGTATAGATGCCGCATACAACCTTGTCCATGATTTGCCAGGTCGTATCCTGAGAGGCCTTGGAAATCTTGGATCAGTACTGTTCAACGCTGGTGCTGACTTGATCAAGGGCCTTATTAACGGTATTGGTTCAATGATCGATGCTGTCAAGAACAAGGTTGGTGACACTCTTAAGGGTGCTGTTGACTTCGGTAAGAAACTTATCGGCCTTGGTTCGCCTTCCAAGCTTACGCACCAGTGGGGCGTTTGGTTCGGTCAAGGACTTGCAAACGGAATCACAGAGTCTGGCGACTTGATTAATAAAGCCATGCAGTCGCTAGCACCATTCAGCCCCGGTCCAGTCACAATGGACCACGCAATCTCTGCGGGCCAAGGAATGGTAACAGTAGGCGGCGGAGGTGCTGGTGGAGGAGTCAACGTAGCGCCTGGAGCTTTCCAACTAATCGTACAAGGTAACCTGGACCAGACGACTCTGCCGGCGGTACAGAAGATGATTGACAGTGCGTTTGCAGAACTCACGAGGCAGTTGAAGTGACTGTTGCATATAGATCGATTGCTACTAACCACGCCTCAAGTACTACGTTTGCTGTAAAGTCGCTTGTACTTAATAAGCCTGCCGGTGTTGTTGACGGCGACTTCTTGATAACTGCAATTGGAGCAGTCAGCAAGGTACCTACGGCACCAGCGGGCTGGGTTCTTGTAGGCTCAATTTCAGGATACTGGTCGCTGCTTTCTATCTTTGTAAAGGTCGCTTCCAGCGAACCGTCTAGCTGGACGTGGACTTTTGCTACTGGTCAGGACCTTGTCAATGGAGCAGTAGCCGCCTACACTGGTGCTTTGAACGCTACCGACTTGGTTAGGTTCTATCAGGATCAGACTGTTCAAAAGTCACGTACAAACAAGGGCGGAACGACTAACTACAACGACGAAGTTCTGATTCGTATCTGTAACGCAACAGGTTTGGCTAAGGGTGCACTCTTGCCAACCACCATTAGTACTCTTCCGGGTTATACTCTAAGAGCTACAGACAGGATTTGGTATTCCACTGGTTGGCACCTGAATACGAAACTGGGCCGCCAGCAGATGCTCACCTTTCAGGAACTCTCTGCACCTTCGGCAGGAGTCTTTCCAGACGCTGCATTCTGGTTGAACCAGAATGGTAACGGTCACACTACTGTAACGCTTTCACTTCCAAGTGGCAACAATCCGCCGGTAGTTACTAACGTTGCTCCATACGATGGATGGCAATATCGTATGGATAGTACACCAACTGTGTGCTGGGCCTTTAGCGATCCAGACACTGGCGACATTCAATCTGCGTATGCTTTGCGACGTAAGATTGGAGCAGGCGCCTACGAGTGGTGGAACGCTGGTACTGTAGCATGGCAAGGTTCGGAAGTCTACAATACCACCGCACTCCCCTATGTTACTTTCCCCGCGGGCAAATGGGCTACGGGTACTACGTATCTTTGGTCAGTCGCGGTAAAGGACAACCATGGAACTAGTTCGAACTATAGTACAGATACTACTGTCATTGTACCTGCTTCCGCTACGGCTTCTGCTGTCTCGGTTATCGGACCGGAAACTCCATGGCGTACTACAACTCCAATAGTTCAGTGGACGAATGCTTCTACGCCTAGCCAAGGCAGAGCCAGAGTTAAGATATTCACTCCAGCTCAGATAGCAGATCCTCTGTTCCAACCTGACGTATCTATTCCTGTATGGGATTCAGGCTTTACGTCTACAACTATCGTTGGCAACGTACAGCAAGTAGGCACGCCGCTTGTCGAAGGTCAAGTATACTGGGCGTATGTGCTATCGAATACTGGCGGCGTGCCAACCGATATCGTTCCGTTAACATGGGCAACTAAGCAGTTCGTGATACGACCAGAGAACGGCAACCCGCCATTGGTAACTGCAGCTGCAGGCTCACCTGATGGTAGGGGTCCTCGTATCGACGTAACTGCCACAAACCTTCTGAACTTACTTACGTACGAGCAATCCAACTTCCCTGTAGGCATTATAGGTTGGAAGGCCCTTACAGGCTGTACAGTAAGCTGGAGCCAGGCTCAGTTCTTTGATGGACTGAACTCGCTCGCTGCTGTCGCTTCGGCGTCTGCAACCTTTACTGCTTGCACGTACGAGGGAAATGCTGGCGTACCTGTTGCCGGTGGTGTTAGCTACAAGGCGACTGCACAGTTCAGAGGTAGCTGGGCTGCCAACCGAACTTGCCGTATTGGTATTAGGTGGTACGACCAGGGCGGCAACCTGATCTCTACTACATTCAGCGGTACGACGTCAATTCCTACGGGGACATGGACAGCAATGTCTGTGACTGCCGCAGTAGCACCTTCGACAGCTGTATGGGCTGCCGTCGTTGCTGAATGTCAGAGTCCAGTGAGTGCCGAGACGTTGTTCGTTGACCAAGTCTACCTTGGATCGAATAGTGCAACGGCATTCTCTTCAGGTGGTCAAGTATATGGCAACCTGATGCAGTACGACGACAGCACCTTTGAAGAGTCTTTGGCTCAGGCTACGTACTGGACCAATACTGATGGCAACCTTACTATCGTAAGGCAGAACATTAACGCTCGAACTGGTTTCGGCTCTATGCAAGCAACAGCTCAGTTCGGCGACAGTTCCACTGCACCTCCACTGGGACCAGGTACTGCTCTGTCTAGATCTATAGAGGTCGTAGGCAATGCTCGCTATACAGCATCTGGCTGGATTAGACCTAGCGCGAACCGTACGTTCTACATTGCTGTTCTCTGGTACGATGCGAACGGCGATCTCATCTCTAGTACGCTAGGTACAGGAACAGCTCTCACGTCTGGTACTTACACACAGTTGTTCGTGTTCGCAACGTCGCCTAGTAATGCTGCATCTGCAGTCGTTACGTTTACGTTCCAGAACCCAACGTTGGCTGATACGTTCCAGCTGGACGACGCTTGCTTCACACCTGGCTGGACTACACACTCTAGCACAGGTGGACTCACTGAGCCGAACTTGGCTGACGTTCAGTATAGTGACGACGGCATCAACTGGAGCTACGTACGAGGCCTTAAACGCTACTTGCCGGATCTTGATCTTGTCAACTCGGCTTCCGACTTCGAAGCCCCTGTGGGAACTACGCGAAGCTACAGGTCGCGTCTGGAAGCCTACGATGCTCCAGGAGACGTCTCGTATGTAATGCTTCCAGGCATCTCAGGTTCAGATATCCAGGCTATTGATCCTGGTAACGTATTCAATGCACTGACTGCGGATATGGATCTGCGTATGCAGGTCGAGATTGATGACTGGACTCCTGCAGCTGAACAGGTACTGTTTGCTAAGTGGGAAACAACTGGTAACCAACGATCGTGGCGTTGGTCACTTCTAGCAGCAGGCACCCTGCAGTTCCAGATATCGACGGCCGGTTCTGCTGCTGTGACCTATACTTCTTCCGTAGCAACAGGCATTCCTGACTACAGTACGAAGTGGATACGTGTTACGTACCAAGCTAACGACGGAGCAAACAGTCGCGTCAAGTTCTTCACGTCTGATGATGGTATAGTATGGACGCAGCTTGGCACTGATCAGACGACGACAACTAACTCTGTCTTTGTGTCGACTGCATTCGTAACGCTGGGCGCAGGGCTCAATGCTGGTACTGACGGACCCATGCTTGGTAGGATCTACTACGCAGACGCTCGTTCTGGTGTAGGTGGTGCAACCCTTACGGTGTTCGATCCAACAACGGCTTCGTTGGATGTGCAGAACGTTCTGGATAGCAATAACATTCAGTATACGCTTGAGGGCCAAGCAGCTTGGTCTCCTGTGATGACTGAGTTCGATGTTCATATCACATCTCCGGTTGTAACGGCGACTGCGGTATCTACGACAGACTGGTGGCTGAAGGATCCTACGAACCCGGCCTTGAATATGGTATTGTTCATTAGAGGTGATGGGGATCAAGGCGTTGACTTCAAGGGAGCAATGACGAACGCTAAGTTGGATGTTGAGGGGCGGCCCGATTGGGTCGTAATTACTGACACCTGGAAGTACGATGACATCACGTTCAAGTCACTAATGTTCGCATCCGACTATGCCAAGTTCGAAACGATTCGTAAGAACAATAGAGTTCTCTTGTTGCA